CTTAGGGCCCTCCCGGTGCTTTGGCATCTGGAGACATTAAGTCTCTACTCTAGTAGCGTGATGCTACTTACAATGCAACTCATACGATTGGTACTAGGGAAATGACGGATCAGTATGACATTGTTAAGAAAAGAATTAAACCCTTGCGGGCCGATTCCTATTCTTACGGTGTCATTACCTCGACGAGTAATACTGTCAAGGATACTGATGCGTCAGTGTTTGGACTTGAAGAAGTCCATACACATTCGAATAGTCTTTGGAATACTTCAAGGCGTCTTCATCGGAATCCTAATGCTAGGAAATCTGATTTGGCACGCCTCGATCGTATCCTAGACTTGCAGGATATGGGCTGGGGTTTCTATAAGTTCGGAAACTATTATTCTGAAAAGAATGGTAGAATCCGATCTTCTAAAGGAACCTCAGTCAAGTACGTTTTTGATGGTGAGTTCCATGCCCATAGGTATGTAACTCCTGCCATTCAATCGTACTGGCCTGATTTAGGCCCAGCTGATTGGTTGACCGTTATTCGTAACGGCTCCACAGCTATCAGTCGAATTCGTCCGACTGAACCTGCTGCCAACGTTGCTCAGTTTGTTGGAGAACTCCGCGAGGAGCTCCCCTCCGTGCCGCTCTTGGCCCTTCGGGACCAAGCTGCGCATTTTCGGTCTCTAGGTTCAGAGTATCTGAACGTAGAGTTTGGTTGGTTACCATTTATTGGTGACCTCCAAAAGCAGGTGTATGCTATGCGGAATCATAATAAGATTCTTGCACAGCTACTCCGCGACTCCGGAAAAACTGTTCGACGTAGGTATTCGTTTCCCGCTGTTCGTGAAGAGAAAGTAACGAACCTGGGTTTGGCCTTACCGGCCCCTCAGAGTCCGTTTCCTTCTGTCTTCCCGAGCACTACGTACCCTAAGACCTTAACCGAGATTACCGGTCGTAATGACTGGGTAGTTGCGAAGTTCAAGTATTTTATCCCTGTTTCCAATGACCTTTGGTCGAGGATTCAGCGATTCGATGCTTTGTCTTCAAAACTTCTCGGAACGAGAGTAACTCCTGATGTTCTTTGGGAGTTGACTCCGTGGTCTTGGATGTTGGATTGGTTTGGGAATTTTGGAGATGTTATCTCTAACTTTTCCAATCTACATCAAGACAACATGGTGATGCCTTATGCCTATTCAATGAGTACAGTGTACAAAGAGAATAGGTATAATCTTTCAGGTTCACCCGTTGGTCCTTTGGAACAGACCTTCGGGGCGGAGTATAAACTCCGCCTGAAAGCATCCCCGTATGGGTTCGGATACGATTGGCCGAACTTTTCGGCCTATCAGTTATCCATCCTTGCTGCTCTCGGCATAAGCCGAAGGTAGCTTGGGACGGACAGCCCGTCAATCCTATGGAGAATATCCATAGGAGTCCCATCACGGTCACCAGAGCTTTTTCTGGCTGACATCACTCTAGGAGTAATGCCTTGTCTCTTGCAGATCCGCAGTCCATTAACATTGGCGCGGGAGCGGTTTCGCTTCCTCGAGTCAGCGTTGGGTCTAACACCTCAACGTATACCTCGGCAGATGGAAACATCTCCTTGGTTGTCTCGAACACGTACGCAAAGCGTACGCGGCGTGCCGTCCGTGTCAATGTTCGGAAGACTGCGGCTGATCCGCTGTTTACCGATCGTAACGCCCCGTTCACCAGTAGTGTTTATCTGGTGATCGATGTGCCACCGACCGGATTTACCAGCGCAGAGGTTGTTAGCATCTCGACGGGTCTGATGACCCTCCTGACCGCCAACACCAACGCAGCTCTCACCAAGATTTCTGCGGGTGAGAACTGACGTTTCAGTTGCATCTGTAACGCAAGGCTATGGAATGCTTACCCCCATTTAAGGAGGGGCATTGAAAAGCCTTATGTTACTCGTAGAGATGGTCCTCCAGGATCTGGGGACCAGATGCCGTACGAGCACCGCTCGCGATCTCAAAAGGATCGAGAGCCGGGTTGAACACGAGGGGATATCGTTTCTTACGATATCCCTGCCGAACTTTGCTAAGGACCTCCAAAAAGGTCTGAAGCAAGGGTTCGTCGATTCCAGTCTCTTCCAAGGATTTTCCTGGAGAGAAGGTCTCCCCGAATTATTTCGAGGTTTCCTGAATCTTGTGTTCGATTCGAAGACGGGTCGATTGCTCGTAGACCCCGATGTTGACGCGATTTATGCTGTTCGTCAAATTTGTTTGATGTTCAGCAAAATCGAACTTGAGTGCACTGGCAAGCGTACTCAAGAAGCCATCAGGGGGTACTATGAGTGTGAGCAGGACGTTAAGGAACATGACAGAAGAAGATCTTCTGATGATTATTTGTCATTCAGAAGAATGTCAATGCTCCTCTTCGGCAATGTCCTTCAGCGTGTCAATAATGACATTGATGAATGGAAAATTGTTCCGAAGCACGGTCCTGGTGCCACCGCAGATCGTTTACGCGGTAACGCGAAATTTGATCAAGCGGAATGGACGACCAGGTTAGAGAAGATCTTCCCCGCCGGGGAGTTTTTGCTTCCCAATTGGCGGTATGGAGATGTTCTCGAACGTGTTACGTTCCTCGAACCCGGCCAGGAGCGAGCTTGTCAGCTCACTGCTGTGCCTAAAACGCTAAAAACACCACGACTAATCGCTATAGAGCCCACCTGCATGCAATATGTGCAGCAAGGGATTTCTGAGCGGTTGGTCGAGTACCTCGAGAAGGGGTCTGACACCCTCTTCCCTTGGTTGGTCGGATTCTCCGATCAAGGTCCTAATCGGCAATTTGCCGCTAATGGTTCTCTTGATGGGAGTTTAGCAACACTCGACTTGAGTGAAGCCTCCGACCGTGTTTCTAATCAACTCGTACTAGAGATGACAAACCGTTTTCCTTCTCTTCTTGAAGGAATTCAGGCTTGCAGATCTAGGAAGGTTGATATTCCTGGCTATGGCGTTCAACGCCTAGCCAAGTTTGCGTCTATGGGTTCAGCTCTTTGCTTTCCCATTGAAGCAATGGTCTTTGCGACATTGATCTTCATCGGAATAGAGAAAGAGCTCAATCGCCCGTTGACCCTTTTAGACGTTCACCGTTTAAAGGGTCGGGTGCGCGTCTACGGAGACGATATCATTGTCCCCGTGGATTACGTACATAGCGTCGTGGAGGTACTCGAAAATTTTGGTTTTCGAGTTAATCACGACAAGTCTTTCTGGACTGGCAAGTTCAGAGAGTCTTGCGGTGAGGACTACTTCGATGGTTGGAACATAACTGTTACCAAGCTTCGACGTATGATCCCCACACGGCGCGAGCACGTTTCGGAGATTGTGTCCTTGTCGTCTTTTAGGAACCAGATGTATTATGCTGGCAACTGGAAGACGGTAAGGTTGGTTGATGGCTGGTTAGAGAATTTGATTCCCTATCCTGCCCTCTCACCCACTTCTCCGGGGCTTGGCAAGTGGTCTCGTTTGGGCCCTGATGAGCCTAAGCGTTTCCACCGGACACTTCACAAGCCTCTTGTCAAGGCTATGGTTGTGTCCACCGAACTCCCTAAGAGTGATCTTAGTGGAGAAGGTGCCTTGCTCAAGTGGTTCCTTAAGCGCGGCGAATTGCCATTTGCCGACAGGGATCACCTCGAACGTGCAGGACGTCCTCGGACCGTCGGCATCAATCCGAGGTGGGTCGCAACGGATTAATTTCTGTTGCGATGGGGTTTCCAGTTAAATCTGGCCCCTTGCGGAGAGACTATGTGCTCTCTGGTATGTGGTCCATACACCGTATGGCTACGAAGCATGGACCGTCATACCAAAATGTGAGAGCATATAAACTCTCGCGGAGATGCAC